TTGGAACCACTTTATATGCCGATTTTACGGGCTTCACTGCCGGAATTTCCGGAGCAGGTGGAAGTTCTTCCAATGGCTGAACCATATTCCGGAATGCTTTTGGAATCTCACTTGCGCGAGCTTTAAAAGTAGCTCCTGGAGGAACTAATTGCTTTGGCAGATGTAATGATCCTCCACCAAGTTTTCTCCACTTGATTACCGGATCAGGATCCACGTATACAGGTTCCGGTTTCTCATTTTCCACTTCCGGAGTTTCAGGTGCTTCCGGAGTTTCAGGTGCTTCCGGAGTTTCAGGTGCTTCCTCATTCTTTGGAAGTTCCTCACCATTCTTTTTTGTACGTTCCATACCTTTTTGTTTTAATTAAAAGACTTGATTAGTCTTTATTTATTATGCAAGATGGACTATACCAGTCTTACCATACGCATCAGAACGAATCTGAGGAACCTGAATGGTCATTACCTTGAACTTGGTAACCATTCCACCTTCTTCTGACCACTGAACGTTCTGAAGACCCATACCCCGTACAAGACGGATAACATCACGGGTCATCTGAATAAGAAGAACGTTATCATCAGCAAGAGTATCAGAAACCTTGATTTCATTTACCCCAGCGATCTTGAGAATCCTCTCACGAATTGTGGTCCCCGGAGTGGTTGCATCATAATCGGCATCCAAAACGGTTTCATAATTCGTCGGGATATACAGAGTCCACGGACCATAATGGTAATTGTCTATACTGGCCTGCTTCATTTCGAGAACATCCTGTATAATCATTGCTCCGGTTATACCTGAATTATCCCAAGGAATACTCAGGTTGACTCCTATACGGTCGGGGAAATTCACATAACTGTAAATCGCATTGCGAAGACGTGAATCCTTCTCTCCAAACGTATATGTGGTATCAGTGAAAAGAAGAGCTTCCAGCTTCTCCAGTACCTTACGAGCAGCCCTCTCAGCCATCGTAGTATCAAGGGGATTCCCCAAGTTACGACTGGCGGCGAGTTCCCTTGTATTGATCTCGTATTCTGCATGAATGATCGGCAGAGGCAAATAATTGTGCTGGAAAGTAACTCGGTCGTTCTTACCTCTGGTAATACCATCCATTGTCATTTCAGCCTCAAGAGCCTCATTCACATCATGCCATTCGAGTACTGTCGTACCCATTGCATTTCCGAGATTGTACACGAGATTCTTAGCAATGAGGTCTTCAATCCCACCAAGCCTTGCACGAGAAGGTTCCATGATAGCTTCATCAAGTGCTTTCCACTCTTCCCTGCGGAGAGTAGCACCTGCGTTCACTACCATAGTTTTCCAACTCTCTTTTTTCTTGGGATTACCCCCCATATACACAGTCACACACGACCTTCCATACTGGTCGATAAACGGACGCATACGGCCAATATCCAATTTGCCGTTGTTTGCCATCATGCGAGCTACCTGCCCCTGACTCTGTCCGTTGCTAATCAGATCAACATTAACATCCATTGTATTTTCCTCCTTTCTTTAAATTATACGAACTGCGATCCTTCTGTTGACAGAAAGGAAGTTAATATCACTGTCTTCTGATCCTGCGGCAGAACTCTCAGTATCAAGGCTCACACCTATGATAGCATTCTGATAAATAGAATTCTGCGACCCTTCATCCGGAGTGTGTTTCTGCAGATAACCAGCTCCATTAGATTCGACGAAATCACCTTTGGCAATAGTCTGTCCATCAGCAAGAATACCATACACTACGTCTCCGCGTGTAGGAACCCAACAACGTACTTTATCGCCAATTGCGTAATTTTCATCTATTCCCTTGCCCTGAAGAGCATCCTCAATGGCAAACATCGGTAGTGCGTTCCCACCAGGAGTAGCATGGACTTTCACCTTGTTTCCACTGGTAAGTTCAATCAGACAGCCGGGATAAATGGTCGCGGCTTCTGCTTCATACTCCTCAAATATATTGGAGTAATTTTTCAGTATTACTGTATTTTTAGCAGCCATGATTCATCCTCCCATTATTCAATATCAATACCAGCAGGAGTAAGAATTTCTTCTTCTCCACCATTAATAATAGGTGCCCCTGCTCCAAGTGAATAATCCACCACCTGATGGGTTTCCTTCTTCTGTACGGATTTATGTACTCGGACAAGAGTATCATCATCCATCTTGTTCAGTCCTTCTTCAGTCCACGTTCCCTGTTCGGTATTGGCCTGAATCTCAGAGATCATCGTCCGCTTTCTCTCCGCACGCATATTCGCAACAAAGGCGAGGTCTGCTTCCTGCTGCGGAGTAAGCTTGTTCACTTCAACTTTCTTCTCGACCTCTTTCACGACCTCAATTGGCTTCATTTTTTCCAACTGATCTTCGGAGAGTGTCTGAAGAAATTCCCTGTCATTTTCGGTCCAGCGACCCTGACTGTTTGCAATCAGAGCATCAACCTTCTCCTTAATGCAGGGGGCGCATTCTTTGCTCATTTTTACCTCCTTTTTGTTAGTACTTAAATTATTGGTCACATATTCCACCTTACGATGGACTTCAACAGGATTACCCGTCAATTCGATTTTCCCGCTCTCATACGAGTAATTCTGTTTATACATTTTGGTTCCTTCTTTAGAACTCTTCGAATACACTACATAAGTATCAAACATCTCTTCGAGATAGGAATAAGATTCATTACTTTCTAATCCACGAAGAGCAGCATACATTGCATCCATTTTCTCCCGGAAACCTGCATCAGCATAATCCCCGATTGATCTTGGAACGACTCCTTGCCGATTTAAAGCCAGTACAAGGTCCCTGCCTTTAATCGCTCCATCAATTGTTATTTCCATTTTATTGTCTTTATTGGTTCGTATTCCACAACCATCTGCGCAGGAACAAGCTCCTACAAATTCAGTGAGAATTGCAAGATGATCCGGGCGATAATTAGTGGCAATAGCTTTATACTCTTCCCCATTCCACGCACCTTCCTCCTCAATTTCTTCACTAAAAACACCTACGCTTACTTCAATCAATTTGTTATTAATAATGTCTTCAAGAATTTCCGGAGCAATAGAATTTAACTTATCTTCATCCAACCACGCTTCTGCCCTCAATTTGGAACCATCTACGTTCGTATTATAAACTCTTCCAACTGTACGGGAATCAATGACAGCCGGATCATTTGCTGAAATAGGAATCCCCTCAGTATCTTCTGGATGATCAATCACTACCGGAATACCATTCCAAGAAGCCGGTATTTTTCCAAGTTCGTCAATCTTATGAAGCAAAGGTCCGTGACTGCCACTATGCACTCCCTCTACCATCATTACTACTGGAACAACGTAGCAAGGCTTATCCTGATGAACTGTAAGGGTAACTTCATAATCAGACTCAGGTCTATTTTTATAAACAGCATATGCATCACTATTAGCATTCAATACGCTATTTGCCTGCTTTATTGCTTTAGGAGCACACTCCTCATCAGTACCACCTTTCTTCATACACAATGCCAAAGCGGCATTGGCAATACGAACCCATTGTTTCTTTTGTTTGTCACTCAAGCCCTTCTTGTGCTTATCTACATCATTTATGTCCCACATAGCATTACCCTTCCATATTTATTTTACTTGAGTATGTTTGTAATAATTCTTTATATTTAAGAGGATCAATCACCTGAATATTTATTTCAGGATAATCCAATTGAAATAAATCAAATCTACTTTTTGCATCTTTTAACCAACATCCTTTTACTTCTATCCACAAATTTAATTCCTTGATATAAAAATCTGGACGGTACGTTCTACCATCAGAAAGTTTGAATGATTTTGGTTCATACTCAATTTTATATCCCAAATACTTATATATTCTATATACATTTGCTTCCCACCTTGATCTTACAAAAATTCCAATATCTTGTCTATATCCACATTTTCCAAATTTAGATTTATATGAATTGGGATGGGTGTGCATTGGATTCTTGTCCCCTGTCAATTCTGGTCTTTTTCTACCTGTTGTAAATCTCCTAATTTTTTCTTTGGCTTCTTTTGTATGATGTCTACCTCTTGATTTATTACCAATCTTTCTTTTTGTTTCTTCAGATAGCTGCCTTCCTTTATTTATATTACGAAGCACATTCTTATGTTCCTCAGATATTTTTTTACCTTTATTCTTTCCTAAACAAGATTTTCGTATCTTTTCCTTTTGTGCCTCAGGCATAACATACCCTTTGTGACATTCACTTAATTGTAATTTATGTTCTTTCGAAAATGTATGACCTTTTAAAGCTTCAGATATTTTATCACCCCAAGTTATTTTCCTTCCTTTTTTATGTATATAAACACCTCTTGGCATCTTTTTATCCTCCTACTTTACGTTATATTTTTCAAGTTCTTCAATATATGGTAACGCTATACATCTGCACTGCGGATGTAATGGTATCATTGGTTCTATTTCATCAAGTGTAAATATTTGCCCTTCCAAACTGGCACATTTTGTACAAACTCTATCATCTCCTGCAGTTTTCCACTCTGCTTTTACTTTTATGTTAAGTAACCCCCAATTTCGATATTCTTGTATTGTTGCTAAATGATGAGCTCTTATCATTTCTGTTCTTGCCAAAATCTCTGCCCTCCTCATCGCTGGAATAAATCTACCAAGAGTATCAGTTATTCCTAAATCACCTACCCCAGTTCCATTTATTGCCGATACCAATTTACGAGCAAGTAATCGAGGTCCATCTCCATCAGCGATTCCTTGTGCCAATATACGACTTATTTGAGATTCCATCACATCCGTAATTCCCTTTAAATCAGAATAAAATCGAGTGAAAATTAAACCTAATCTCTCTATATGGAAGGGAGATGAGACTATATTTAATATACCACCACTATCCTCAACCGATGGAACGTTTACCCCACTTCTTATCATTTCATTCCGGGCACGAATAATTCCCCTCTTATATGAATCAAATAAGTATCTATTTGTCCAAGCGGCATCAAATGATTGCCCAATCTGTTCAATATCAATAACCGTCAGTATTTCTGCCTTAATTTGTTCATCCAACCATTTTATAAATGCTGCTACCTTCTCTGAATCACGTAAAAATAAGAAAGCATTTGGATTAATAGGAGTTGCCTGAAATACATGAATAGGAGTATTATTTAATCCAAAACAATCATTTTTAAATACACTTATTACAATAGCAGCAGCAATAGCCTTAAATCTCCTATTCATATCAGTAGCAAAACTATTCCTTAACGCAGTAGTTCTCGTAGGATCATAATTTAACCTACCAACTTCAGTGTATGTTATTACATCATTCATCCTCTGTTGGTTCTTGCGTAGAAGCTGGTCCCACTGGTTCTGGTTCTTCCAAACTTTCCACAATTTTATTATAAAGTTCTTCCTTGGACAACATTTCATCTCGCATACCGGTAATTAATGTAATTTGATCACGAGTTAATCCAAGGCATATTTCAAAGAAAGCATCAGGTGGTAGAATTGTTTCTGCCATACCACTGTATGTATATTCTCGTAAAGCAGTTGCTCGATTCTTCCCTATCTCTACCCGGGCTTTCTCACTTAACGAGAAAAGATCATTCCATTTAACCGTGTAATCCTCTTCTGCCGGAGCAGGTAAAATCTCATACTTGACTAATAAAGAAACAAATGGACGCACAATATTTGGTTCAGCATGATCTTCTCTACGAGTCTGTACATATTCTTTCCATTCAGACGTATCTTGAGAACTTGCCAATTCTCCTCTTTCACTGCCAGAAAGGACCCTAACAGGAATTCCTGTTTCTGCTGATATACATTTCAATATACTATCAAGATGAGGTCCCGGATCAGCAATCTGTTGTGTCAATGCTTTTAATTCAACGCCTTCATTAATAAGAAAACGCCGAAGATCATGTTCATATTCATTTACCTGAGCAAGCAAATCATTCTTTACAGCTTCCGTCATCTGATACTCAGGATCAACTTTCCCCTCAAATCCAGGACGAGCACCCCTCCAAAACATTTCAGCATCCCCTCCTACAATCTTGTCCAAATCAAGTAAGCGATTATAAATAGCTTCCAATCGAGGAGTTCCATACACATCTGATTCCAATGGTTCATCAGTGACATGAAGAATACGAGTATAATGAACTTGAACCACAAAAGATCCTCCATTGGCATCCGCAGCTGTTATTTCATATATTAATGGTCTCCCATATCGGGGACTCTTCGGGTCTTTTTCCAATTCTTTAATGGAAGCCACATCCTCTCCAAACGGACGAATATACATTAATTGCCGCTTCCCTTCTTTGACTGGTTTTACAAAGCCTTCCCTGCTCTGTACATCATCCAATCCCAAAAGTAATACCCCATATCGCCCAATCCCAGTTAAGCGATCCAACCGCGATAGTATTGCTTTTACTCCTATATCTCGGCATAGCTTTGCCCAAGCCAATTCAAATGGAGTATCTTCCGTCTTATTTGGTTCAACTAATTCTAAAGGACCTTGCCAAGTAGCACGTACAGGACGATCAATAACAGCTTTAGCAATATCCTGCCTTAAATATTTAGCAAGATAATCAGAATATTTAAGTTGATTAGCAGGAGGATAACCTAATGCTTGGTATACGTCACGTATCCCACTATATTGCATCCCCATTTTAGTAGCCAATAAAGCTCTATTAATTGGGACTCCTTCAAGAAGGATATTATTTGTTAAAATACCTTTCGTCCTTTTCATCTCTACAAGTTTTTAAGTAACCCCCGGTATATTTCAACCGGGGGACTTTTCTTAAGCAGCTTTCTTTACCGAGCCAAACACTCGTACTTTTGTTGTATTGTACGGAGGAGCAAGGAAAGTACCACCAAGATATGTGAATGCGGCTGATAGAGCCACCTTCCATACGATAGACCAAATTACTACTCCTTCAATAACGAACTGCCCGAATGACTGCAATGCCGCAGTACCAAGGGCAATCAGAAGACCTGATGCAAGGTTTATCCAACTGAGTGCCCCAGCAGGAGAATCAGAATGGAGAACTGCCACAAGATTCTTTCCTGTGTACGTCAAGATTGTACTCACTGCTGTTACAGCAAGAAGCAGATAATCAATAGGGGTTTGGGAAAACGCCGCTACAATCACTGCCATCAGTGCCATAAACAGACCTTTAAAAAACTGTTGTGTTGTCATGACAATTTGTTTTAATTAGACAATAAAGGAATATTTTGCAACATTACATGAATTTCATCATCTGGCAAATAATCATCAAATACAAGTGCTTCATCTACCCCATCAATCTCATCACCAGAAATATCATTTAATTGTGTTCCATGGGAAGAGTTATGCAAAATTAATGTCTGACTAGACCCAATGATTTCATTCTTTAACGCTGCCGGACCATCAAGTGTGGGAATCTGATTGAATTCAAGTTGGTAAAGAATAGCAGCAGCCATACTGAACCACTCCTGCCAAGTCATACCTTTCTCAAATCCACGACGAAGGCCGTAAGACAATGCCCCCATGTACTTTTTGATATCTGAGAAATAAGCATCTGCCGCAGTCTGATTCTCTTGACAAGCACTTATGACCAACCAACGTAAATGACCAGAACGAAATA